TCAATTTCTTCAATATCTTCATCATCAATAAACGATAGTTGCAATAAATCATACATTCTGTCAGCAATTTGTAAGTATTCCGGCGTGATCTTTTGCCAAACAGGATGAGCGCAATTGATGAGCATAAAAGATGCCCAGTTCTTGCGCGGGTAATTCGTATTTGGTGATTCTAGCTCTGTGCCGATGTATTTGATCGGGTTTTTTGTTGTATAGCTATGCTTTACAACACCAACAGCACCTTTCAGATTAATGAGAGCCTCTTGCAGTTCTTTTGCATCGCAAAGCATCACCATGTCAGCAGCATCGGCAAATACAGCGCGGCCTTTGTATCCCATCAAAGCAGGAACAGAAAACCGCGAAGTAGTGAAAGCGTTTGTGCCTTGCCTCATGCCATTAGACCGTAAAGGCGTGAAAGCAACAGGAATAGACGAACGGCTCAATACGCTTTGGCAAAATATGTGATAGCCAACAGACTCGCGCTCATCATATCCGCAAAAGATGTTTAGCATATTGATTCCAATTCCTGCTGCTTAAACGCAGTCAATACTGTTTTGCGCGTTGCATTAATCACTTCAACGCCTTCTTTGTCTAAATCATAGGCCAGTTGCTTGAACTTATCGCACCAATCCCGCATCAGGCTATCATTCGGGCCACCGCCAGGCTTGTGGTACGGATGGTTTCCAAAGAAATGCGCTTTGTCATCGCTTCTGTGCATATCATAGCCAAGCAAAATGATTCTTTGAGCGCCAAGTAGATAAGCAAGATTGATTGCCTGATAGCCAGAATTGCTGCCAAAGTGAATCTTTGATTTTCCTAACCCTGGACGGCTTTCACCAGCCCAATGCCGTAAACCATACTTTTTAGCGCTTCTCTCGCTTTGCGTCCAAAGATCACAGGCAAATTTAGACTTTAGTTCATTGGCGTACAAATCCCACCAATGATCGTCACAAGCATAAATAGAATTGGCGCTAGGTAAGTAGCGCCATGATTCTTTTATTGCAAGGATTACCCAGTTGTCTTTTTCCTGCCTCTGCGTGATGGTTTCGCAGTCTGCTCTAGTAAGACTTGGGCCGGTTGCGACACAGCAGACGGTTGCTCCGCTCCACTCTCTACCGGTTCTATTGAGAGGGCTTCTGTCGTAGCAACCACCGGAGGGTTTACAAAATCAACCATGTCTAGGTTCACAAGATATTCAGCAAGCTGCTTAGGAATACGCAGGCGCTGTTTGCGACCTACTGCACCGATACGCTCATCAAAGAAATGAGCCTTGGCAATAACGTCAATAATTTCAGTTTTCATTTTATTTCCGAATGAAAAGAGAAAATGCCAACCCCCGAAGATGCTGGCATTCCTTTAACTGCTTCTTAGAACGAACCGCTAATGAAAGCAGCCGGACGGTACACAGTCAGAGCAAGACGCTCTTCAGCCAGCAGAGTTGCCATGTTCTTCTTGAAGTTGTCGCCATCTTCATAGGAGATTTGTACGGCAGCATCTTGACGATCCCAAATCTGTGCGCCCATAGTGAACGAACCGACCAGGAAAGTACCGGCTGTGATGCTGTTGGTTGCAACAACGCGCTTACCCCAGATGCGTGGGCCAAGAGCGTCAATCGGCCCCATATCGCCACCAAAGATGTACTCACCGTAGCTGCTCTTTTGCAGTTCGATGGTTTCCCAGTCGGCAGGATTAAGGACGATTGCATCAGCGGTGAACTCGGACAGTTGAGCCTGAGTCAGAGCGCGGCGAATGGTATCAAGCTTGCTGTCACCGGTAACTGCGCGGGTATAAGCCGTGTAGTTGCCAGATTTCAACAGACCGCCCAGATTACCGCTAGTACCGTTACCGTTCAGAAGCTGGTCTTCTTCTTCCAGCTTCAGGCCATAGACCAAACGACCGTTTACATAGCTTTCAAGCTGTGCAGAATCATCCAATACCTGACGCGATACAGGGATGAAGTGAGCCAGGGTAGCCACGGCAGCCGAAGCCAGCGTGAAAGTAATACCCGATTCAGGCTTAGTCACGTTTTCGTAATCAGGCGAAGAATACTGTGGGCCAGCATTGTTCGTGAATACGTTTTCTTTCGTGTACTCAACCAGATTCGAAGTCGTGCGGCCTACTGGCAGCAGATCACGAATAGTCAGGACGCGGTTCGGGTTGTTGATGATGCCAGCCAGTCGCTGCGACTGTACCAAAGGCTGGTTTTGACCAGTTGCGTTGACGATTGCCGTCTTAACTTCAACACGGGCAAACTTGCTGCGACCTTCTTGCATAGCCTTGAACGAGTCAGACTTAACAAGCATTTCGCCAGCGGTATCTTGCTTTTCGCCTTGTGAGCCATTCATGCCCATCGACAGCTTGCGTTCCATTTCCAGGCACTTGTCGGTAAGTTCGCTTGACTTGACAGCCAGCTTTTCCAGAGCCGATTTAGTTTCGCCTTCAACAGCCTTCGATTCAGCGATTTCGCCGTTGGCCTTTTCCATCCACGATTTCAGTTCGCGGGTGGTATTTAGCAGAGTTCCTTGCACTTCAGCAAGGGCTTTGATTTCAGTAATATCAGTCATAATAATTCCTTTTACAAAGTTTTGGAAAGTAGCGTTTGCAAAGCAATTTGACGCTGTAGTTCAACGTCTTGCTTTAGTTTCTCTGGCAAAGATAAAGCCTCCTCAACCTCCAGTTGAGAAAAGACTGCTCGTGCGCTTTTTGCCGTTTCACGAGCAAGCGAATTTGAAAAGCCAGCTACTTCCCGTAGGAACTTTTCAAAATCTCTAATAGTTTTTACATTATCTAGCGAAGATTTAACGCTTGTCAAATCAACACGCGCTGCATCATCTGCTGGATAAGTAACAATTGATACCTCTGGCAATTCTTTGATGGATTTAATCAGACGTAGCGTTTGATCGCCTTTCTGCACCATTTCATAATCGCCAATTTGGAATCCAATCGAAATGCCATCAATGGTTTCGTGAATCATGCCAGCTTTGATGACTTCGGCTTGTGGATTTCCTGGCGTTAGTTCGCCTTCAACATATAAACCTTTTTCATCTTCAACAAGGCGAGTCCATTTGCCAACTGGAATATCCCATGACTTATGGTTTACAAACATTTTAGGCATTCGCATTGCACCGGAAGCAATCTTTTCAATCACCTGTGAATATGCGCCTTTAACAATGGTGTCATTGTGCGAATCAACGCCACCGAATACCGACGCGTAGCCGCTGAAAGTCTTTGTGCCTTCAGGCGCAAACTTCAACTCTACTTGTGAGAGCGCAATGTTTTTGCGTAGATTCATAATAAATCCTCAATTTCTACTAATAATTGCATTTATACATTATTTTGTTGATTTACACCCAACATTTGCACCGGCATCAAGTTAACTTGAGCCGTAAGCTGGTCCGCACCATCCATAGCTGGCAGATTTTCCAGTTGCCGCCATTCATTACGGGTCATTAGGCCATTTTGCACAGCCTGTGAGCCTGTTTCTAGCCTGTCTTTAAGAGATCCGCGCAGAATGGCATCAAGACCAAACTCGCCTGTGTAAAGTTCGCGTTGACGTGACGAATAAATACGGCGCTCAATGGCCTGTTCTAGCGATTCAAGCATCGGACGAAGCCTGAATTTATAGAACCCTTGGATTAACTGCTCAATACCAGTACCCCAAGTGGTTGTCTTTTCGGTATCGTTAATCAGCGCACCAGGAATACCAAACCAGCGTGCAATATCTTCTACGCTGTATTTACGGGTTTCAAGCAACTGAACGTCTGCCGGTGTCATATTCAGCGGCTCAAACTTTGCCCCTGCTTCAAGCACTAGCAAATCATCGTCGTTGCCCTCAACCAGACCTTTGTAGTTGGCTCTGATTGCGTCTCGCTGCTGTTCTGTCAGCAACTTATCAATCATAAATACGCCAGGGCGCTTTGCTGACTTGCGGAAGATATTAGCCGTGTGATTCTGCGCTTGCACCGCGACATTAAGGCTCGAACGCATATAATCCAGCCGAGACATACCAACAATGCCGTTTCCTTTGTCGCGCCAATGAAAGATTGAATTAGACGC